ATGCAGGCGCATTTGCTGAACAGCCCGCTGCGGCGGAGAAAGGAGAAAATGCCAATGAATAAATTTTGGAACTGGGTGTGCAATGAGGATACAGGTTCTGCCGAGCTGATCTTCAACGGACCGATTTCGGAAGACACATGGTTCGGCGATGAAATCACGCCTGCCATGTTCCGCAATGAGCTGGCGAAGGTCAGCGGCGACCTGACCGTCTGGCTGAATTCACCCGGCGGGGATGTGTTCGCCGCTTCGCAGATCTATACGATGCTGCGCAACCATAAGGGCAAGGTCACAGTCAAGATCGATGGCATTGCGGCTTCTGCTGCAAGTGTCGTGGCGATGGCTGGCGATGAAACCCTCATCGCACCGACCGGTATGCTGATGATCCACAATCCTTCGACCGTCGCTTTCGGCAATAAGGAAGCGATGCAGAAGGCTATCGAGCTGCTTGACGAGGTCAAGGAGAGCATCATCAACGCCTACGAGGAAAAGTCCAGTCTGAGCCGCAGCAAGATCGCCCGCATGATGGACGAGGAAACATGGCTGAATGCGAAAAAGGCGCAGTCACTCGGACTGGTGGACGGCATTCTGTTTGCAAGCGGACAGCCGCAGCCGAAGCCGGAGGAAGATGAACCGGACGAGGATGAAAATACACCGAAGCAGGACGAGCCGAAGGAGGACACTCTCACGGCAATGTCCTATTCCCGTGCAGCAACCATGCAGAGCCTGATGCAGAAGGTCTCGGCAGAACACAAAGGTACACCCGTGGATCAACTGATGAGTCGGCTGATCCTGCTGAAATACTGATTGGAGGAATGTATAATGACTATTCAGGAACTTCGTGAAAAGAGAGCGAAGGCGTGGGACACCGCCCGCGACTTCCTCGACAGCAAGAGACAGGCAGACGGTACGCTGACCGAGGAGGACAGCAAGACCTATGATGCGATGGAAGCAACCATCGTGAACCTCGGCAAAGAAATCCAGCGCATGGAGCGTCAGGCGGAGATCGAGGCAGATATGGCGAAGGCAATATCTACACCGATTCTCACCACACCTGCGGCACAGAACACCGAGCCGGAAAAGACCGGAACCGCATCTGCTGCATACAGCGATGCCTTCTGGAACAGCATCCGCAACCGCAACTGGATTGATGTCCGCAACGATCTTCATGTCGGCACGGATACCGAGGGCGGCTTCCTCGTGCCGGACGAGTTCGAGCGCAAGCTCATCGAGGCGCTGGAGGAGGAAAACATCTTCCGCCAGATGGCAACCGTCATCAAGACCAGTTCCGGCGACCGCAAGATCCCAATCGTTACATCGAAGGGCGATGCGGTCTGGATGGATGAGGAGGAGCAGTACACGCTTTCCGATGACACATTCGGTCAGGCATCGCTTTCCGCTTTCAAGCTCGGTACGGCGATCAAGATTTCCGAGGAACTTCTCAACGACAGCGTGTTCGACCTTCCGTCTTACATCGCCCGTGAGTTTGCCCGCAGAATCGGTGCAAAGGAGGAGGAAGCCTTCTTCATCGGCAATGGCACCGGCAAGCCTACCGGCATCTTCAATGCAACCGGCGGCGCACAGGACGGCGCAACGACCGCAGGCGCAAGCATCACCTTCGATGATGTGATGGAGCTTTTCTATTCGCTCCGCAGTCCTTACCGCAAGAAGGCGGTCTGGGTGCTGAACGATTCTACGGTCAAGGCGCTTCGCAAGCTGAAGGACGGCAACGGCAACTACATCTGGCAGCCTTCCGTTGCAACGGGCGTTCCCGATACGATTCTCAACCGTCCTTACAAGACTTCCAGCTATGTTCCGGAGATCGGCGCTGGCAAGAAGTGTATGGCATTCGGCGATTTCAGCTACTACTGGATCGCTGACCGTTCCGGTCGTAACTTCAAGCGCCTGAATGAGCTATTTGCCATGACCGGTCAGGTCGGCTTCCTTGCAATGGAGCGTCTTGACGGCAAGCTCATTCTCCCCGAAGCAATCAAGACACTCAAGGTTAAGAGTGGCAGCGGTGCATGATCACTCTGGCTGAGACGAAAAACTATCTTCGTGTGGATCATACAGAGGATGACAAGCTCATCCTCTCACTGATCGACACTGCCAAGCGGCTGGTGCAGGACGTCGGAAGAATGGACGAGGCGGGACTTGCGGTAAATGAGGAAACCACCCGGCAGGCTATGCTGTATACTGTTTCTTACCTCTATGAGAACCGCAACGGCGCTGACTACCACAAGCTGACGCTGACGCTCCGGGCGCTGTTATTTGCGCAGCGTGAAGGGGTGATCTGATGGAGATCGGGAAACTGAATCAGCGGATCTCATTTCTGGAGCATCATACCAAAATTGACCACATCGGCAACCACAAAGCCCGGTGGGAGGAAGCCTTCTCCTGCTGGGCTGCCGTGGCGGTGAAAAGTTCTACAGAAACAACGGATGCAGGCGTGACGAAGGAAGTCGTATCGCTGGAATTTACCGTCCGGCAGACACCCGATACCAAGAAAATCAATACCACCACGCACAAGCTCCGCTTCCGTGGTCTGGTGTATGACATCAACGGTGTGCTGCCGAATTATAAATCACTCGACTATATGAAGATCACGGCAGGTACACGAAAGGCTGGTGAGCAGGATGACTTCGATTGACGATATGGCGCAGGAGATCATGCGGGGGCTGACGGAATATGCAGAGCTTGCCGATTCCGCCATGAAAGCGGCTGTGAAAAAGACAGCCACCTCCGTCAAGAAGGAAATCTCCGCCAATGCTCCGAAGCGTACCGGACGGTATGCAAAAAGCTGGGCGACTAAGAAAACGAAGGAGAACAGCCACTCGCTGGAAATCACTGTTCACTCGAAAAACCGCTACCAGCTTGCGCACCTGCTTGAAAAAGGTCATGCAAAGCGGAACGGCGGACGTGTATCCGGCAAGCCGCATATCGCCCCTGCGGAAGCGCACGGCGAGGAAATGCTCACGCAGCTCATCGAGGAGGCGCTGTCATGACCTATGAAGAAATCAATGAAATGATGCAGGAGATCGGGATGCCGTTCGCCTATCATCATTTTGCCGAGGGCGAGTCTCCGAAACCGCCCTTTGTTATTTTTCTCTCACCCGGCGAGGATACCTTCGGCGCGGATAACCTGATGTATCACAGCTTCAAGCAGCTTGATGTGGAACTGTATACGGATGAAAAGTCGCCCGACACGGAAAGCCGTGTGGAGGAAGTGCTGACGCAGCACAATATCTATTACACGAAAACTGAAAGCTACATCGAGAGCGAAAAGCTCTACGAGGTGCTTTACGAAATGGAGGTATAACAATGGCACTGCAGAAGAATAAGGTTAAATTCGGTCTGAATAAGGTTCACTGGGCTAAGATCACGGCATGGTCGGACGACGGCGTTCCGACATTTGCAACGCCTGTGCGCCTGCCCGGTGCTGTATCCCTGAGCATTGATGCGAACGGCGAAAACGAGAATTTCTACGCCGACAACAGCGTGTATTATGTCATCAACAACAACGCAGGCTATGACGGCGATCTGGAGGTCGCACTCATCACAACCGACTTTGCTACGGCGATTCTCGGTGAGCAGCTTGACGCAAAGGGCGTTCTGGTGGAGCGCAACGATGCGGAAACATCGCAGTTCGCACTCATGTTCGAGTTCGACGGTGACAAGAATCACATCCGCCATGTGCTGTACTGCTGCTCTGCGTCCCGTCCTGCGACTGAGGGTGAGACTACCGAGGAAAGCAAGAGCGTCAAGACGGAAAAGCTGTCCCTCAAGGCATCGGCGCTGCCGAACGGTCTGGTGAAGTCCAAGACCTGTGAAAGCACAGACCAGACCACCTACGACAACTGGTATAATGCTGTGTATATGCCGACTGCTGCAACCAACAACAGCACTGGCACACGTTCCACATCGACCAAGTCCGGCGGTTCTGCTGCGGCAGCGACCGAGTAAGGAGGTACAGCATGGCTATTAAAAAGACAATTACCGTTGACGGCATCGAGGTGCCGTTCAAGGCGAGTGCCGCTGTGCCTCGCCTTTATCGCATCAAGTTCCGCAGGGATATTTACAAGGACTTCGCTGCCCTTCAGACCTCTGTGCAGGATGGCGATGAGGAAGGCTCTAACCTCGACATCGAGAGCCTTGAAGTGTTCGAGAACATTGCCTACATCATGGCAAAACACGCTGATCCGGAGGGTGTGCCGGACAACCCCGACGAGTGGCTCGAAGCGTTCAACACCTTCTCCATTTACGAGGTACTGCCGCAGCTCATTGAACTGTGGGGACTCAACGTGGAGACGCAGGCGGAATCTAAAAAAACATCGAAAAACTGACCGCCCGATGACAACGCCCCTGTTCCTGCTGCGATGTGTGCAGATCGGGCTGTCCCTCTCGGAGCTTGATCTGCTCACGATCGGAGTCGTGAATGATATGTTTACCGAAAAGGAAAATGACGAATATGACGGCTGGCATGAGGTCGCTGGACAGGCAGACTTTGATGCGTTCTGATTGACTTTTTCTCCAAAATGTGATATAATTATTTTGAGGTGAAGTCATATGAATACAATTGAAAAAGATGAGCTATATGAAATGCTAATCGGCTCCCCAGATAAGCAACAGTTTGCTGATATTTTGAAGGGTCATGAATATGAAACGGATTCTATAGATTTCAAAGAAACTTGGATTGAAAAAGGAAAGCTCGCTAAAATCATTTTAGCAATGGCGAATTCTGGCGGTGGATGTATTGTTTTTGGAATAAAAGAAACCGAATCTCAAAAAGGCGAGCCAATTGGTTTATCAGAAGAATGCATAAGAGATGAGTCTGATGTTGCTAACAGTGTAAAAAAATATCTTCCTGAGAATGTCTCATGGAAATTACACACATTCTCTTATGACGGAAGCGATTATGCAAAAATGTCCGGTAAGACGTTTCAGGTAATAGTTGTCTATGATACACCGCATTTTATTCCGTTCATTTCGATAAACGAAGGCGAGGATTTAAAACCAGCAACAATTTATGCTCGAAGAAATACAGAATGTGTTATTGCAAATAACTCTGAATTGCAAGTGATGCTTAATCGAAGAATAGAAACACAATATATATCTAAAATAGCTTTTGCTGAACATCTGCACCAACTGTCGGAACTCTATAAATATCATCATGATATAAACACAAATCCGTTTGCAAAATTGAGTTGTTTTATGCTCTATCAAAGCCAAGACTTTAGTAAAACTATTGATTTATTAATTAAAGAAAAAGAACAGCAAATTAGAAAAATAATGGGTTTAGAATAAACATTGATATAAAGCACTTGCTCCGGCAGGTGCTTTTTTCATGCCCTCACGGAGGAGGTGAAACCGCATGGCAAACAGAATCAAGGGCATCACGGTCGAGATTGGCGGCGATACCACCAAGCTGTCGAAGGCTCTGGAGGGTGTCAATAAAAACATCAAGAACACGCAGACGCAGCTCAAGGATGTTCAGAAGCTGCTGAAGCTCGATCCATCCAACACAGAACTGCTCTCGCAGAAGCATAAGCTCCTCGCCGATGCAGTGAAGGCTACCAAAGAAAAGCTGGAAACTCTGAAAACGGCAGCGGAGCAAGCAAATCAGGCTCTCGCCAACGGCGACATCTCGCAGGAGCAGTATGATGCACTCCAGCGTGAGATCATCGAAACGGAACAGGAACTGCAAAACCTCCAGCGTGAGGCGGAGGCTTCCGGCACGGCGCTTGCAAAGCTCGGTCAGGCGGGTGAAATGCTTGAAAAAGTCGGTGACAAGATTGCCGATGTCGGTACCACTTTAACTACACACGTTACTGTGCCTATTGCTGTCGCCGGTACCGCCGCTGTCAAGACTGCCGCTGACTTCGATTCAGCTATGTCTAAAGTTGCCGCCGTATCCGGTGCTACCGGAGATGACTTACAAGCGCTCCGAGATAAAGCCCGTGAAATGGGCGCAAAGACAAAATTCTCGGCATCCGAAGCCGCTGAAGCCATGAACTATATGGCGATGGCAGGCTGGAAAACATCAGATATGCTCGGCGGTATTGAGGGCATTATGAACCTTGCGGCGGCAAGTGGTGAAGATCTCGCAACCACCTCAGATATTGTCACGGACGCACTAACCGCATTCGGTATGAGTGCAGTCGATTCATCTCATTTTGCAGATGTTCTTGCGGCAGCAAGTTCAAATGCAAATACCAATGTGTCCATGATGGGTGAAACCTTCAAATACTGCGCACCTGTGGCAGGTGCTCTGGGTTTTTCTTGTGAAGATACTGCTCAAGCAATAGGTCTAACGGCAAACAGCGGCATCAAGTCCACGCAGGCTGGTACGTCTCTGCGTTCCATCATGACTGCTCTTGCGGGCGATGTCAAATTCTGTGGTGATGCCTTTGGCGAAATGGAGATCGCTACCACCAATCAGGACGGCTCCATGCGTGAGCTGAATGACATTCTGGCAGACTGCCGTGTGGCTTTTGCGCAGATGTCCGAATCGGAACAGGCAAATGCGGCGCAGGCATTGGTTGGCAAAAACGCCATGTCAGGTTTCCTTGCACTTATGAACGCTGCGCCGGGAGATATTGACAAGCTACAGAATGCCATCGCAACTTGCTCAGATGAAGTGGACGGCTACAACGGTGTCACTGAAAAGATGGCTGCCGTCATGCAGGATAACCTCGGCGGTCAGCTCACCATTCTGAAATCCCAGCTTCAGGAGCTTGCCATTTCCTTCGGTGAAATCCTGATGCCTGCAATCCGAGCAATCGTCAGTAAGATTCAGGGGCTTATCGACCACTTCAACGCCCTATCCCCTGCTGCAAAGGAAACCATTGTCAAGATCGCTCTTGTAGCGGCTGCACTCGGACCTCTCCTTGTGGCGGTCGGCAAAACAATGGTCACAGTCGGCAAGCTGATGCAGCTTGTAGCAAACCTGCCAACAATCATTGCAAGCGCAAAGGCGGCATTCACTTCCTTCGGCGCTGCGATCGGCGGTATCAGTGCGCCTGTGGTCGCTGTCATTGCAGTTGTCGCTGCACTGGTGGCGGCTTTTGTGCATCTGTGGCGCACGAATGAGGACTTCCGCAACAAGATCACGGCAATCTGGGAGCAGATCAAGAGTATCTTTTCCGGCTTCTGTCAGGGCATCGTTGACCGCATCAACGCGCTGGGCTTCGATTTCAAAAATATCACCGAGGTCATCAAGGCTGTATGGGACGGACTCTGCAAGTTTCTGAAGCCGATTTTTGAGGGGCAGTTCCAGCAGATTGCAAATACCTTCAAAGCTGTGACAGACATTATCCTGAGTGTTCTGGATATTTTCGTCGGCATCTTTACCGGCGATTGGAGCCGAGTGTGGGGCGGTATCAAGGGTATATTTTCTGCGGTATGGAATTTCATCAAGGATACGCTGAAAAATGCGCTGAAAATGATCTGCGGTATTTTCGGCACCGATCTTGGTGAAGTAAAAGAATTCTGGGTGAACGTCTGGACGAGTATCAAGAACTTTTTCGTCAACATCTGGAACGGTATAAAGAACTTTGTAAGCACAGTCCTCAATGCGATCAAGAACTTTTTCACAACTATCTGGACAGGCATCAAGAATTTCTTTGTCGGTATCTGGACGGCGATTTATAACAGTGTTTCAGAGAAAATCAATCTCATCAAAACTGTTATCACTGTCGTTTGGAACGCCATTCATACAGCGATCACAACGGTGCTGAATGCTATCTGGTCGGTTATCACAACTGTATGGCAGACCATTTACGACTTTATCTCTCCGCTGCTGGAGGCATTCAGGTATCTGTTCGAGACGATTTTTGAAGCGATCCATGTAATTATCAGCCGCGTGATGGACTGGATTCACGAAAAGATCACGGTCACATGGGAGACCATTACAACGGTTGTTACTGTCATTCTTGAAGCTATCAGGACATTTTTCGAGACGATCTGGAATGCGATCTGTACAACGATTTCCACTGTGCTTGACACTACCAAGAGTGTGATTGAAACTGTATGGAACGCAATCTCCGGCTTTATTTCGGGAATCCTCAACGCTATCTGGTCTGTGATTTCTTCTATTTGGGAAAGCATTAAAAATCACATCACAAATATGCTGAATGCCATTCATGCTGTTGTTTCGGCAGTTTGGAACGCTATGTCCGGTTTCATCAGCGGTATCCTGAACACAATTTTTGCGACTGTCGCAAATATCTGGAATGGCATCAAAAGTACAATTTTCACGGTGCTGAACACCATTAAAACTGTGGTTACTTCTATTTGGGATAGCATAAAAACGGCTATATCTAACAAGATCACTGCGATAAAAACCACTATTGAAAACGGCTTCAATGCGGCAGTGAACTTTATCAAGAATCTTGGTTCACAGGCGGTACAATGGGGCACAGATATCATCAATAATATCGTGAGCGGCATCAAAAGCAAGATCAACGCTGTAGCAGATGCCGTCAAGGGTATTGCAGACAAGATTCGCTCCTTCCTACACTTCTCTGTACCTGATGAAGGACCTCTGACCGATTTTGAAAGCTGGATGCCGGACTTCATGCAGGGACTTGCAGACGGTAT